GTTTGAACAAGTTGAAAACCCCGATGGTTCATCTCACTACAAGATCAAGGAAAAGACCTTACTTGCAAAGATTATCCATCGCATCAGAGAAGCCAAGTGTGGTCGTCGCGTGATGTCCGTATCCAACGAATGTCTCAAAGACGAACGCCGTTCTCTGAACAAGATCTACAAACCTGAAAATTACGCCGAAACGTTCATGCCAGGTACCAGATCTTTCTCCATCCTTCCCCTCGATTACAACATTGTTTGCAGACAGTATTTCCTAGACTTCGCAATTATGACTATGAAGAATCGAGACACACAGTCCCCTCAGTGTGGAATCAACCCATGTTCAGTCGAATGGACTTGGTTGATGCAACGCCTCCGTGAAATGTCCGCTAAAGGTTTCGCAGGTGATTTCAAAAATTTCGACGGCCAAGAAGTCGCGGAACTCATGGAAGCCATGTGCATTGTAGTCAATAATTGGTATGATGATGGACCGGAGAATGCCCAAATCAGAAGAGTTCTTATCGGAGAAGCCTTTGATCGCTACACAATCGTCCACGATGGTGTGGTTCACATAGATCAAGGTCTCCCCTCAGGATTCATTCTCACAGTCATCTTCAATTCTTGGATCAATGAAATCTACAAGTATCTTGCTTGGTTGGATCTCGCCCCTGTGAACAAGAAGGCCTTGACTACATGTGACGCGAACGTCGCATCGATCACATATGGAGATGATAACGGGCACGCAGTTAAAGAAGAAACTTTGGAATTCTTCAACTTGCGCACAATCGGTGCGTTCCTTTCCAAACACGGGATCACATACACAGATGAACATAAGAATCACTGGAGTATTGCTGAACCCTCTGTGGACATCATGTCAATTTCGTTCTTGAAAAGACTTTTTGTCCCACACCCCCAGTACCCCCTCTTTCTTCGAGCCCCTTTGGAGAAAAAGAGTATTGAGGATCGCCTACTTTGGATCACCAAATCAAAGTTTGCCTCGCCTGATGAACTCCTTCAAGACAACATCACGAGCTCTATGCAAGACGCTTATCAATGGGGAACCGAATATTTCTATGAACTTAGAGATAAAATCGAGTCCGCCCTGGAAGTAATCGGCAAGGAGCATCTCATGGCTGAGGTATCCTATGATTCTGAGGATTACAATTTCATGTGCACGATGCGTGGCATGAAGGATTGCATGACTAACCCCTTGGTTAAGTCTGTGATCGGTGTCTAGGCAACACACAAGTCCTCTTTACTGAGGCGCGTATTTAAGTACGTAGTCATTCACCCAATAGTTTTGTAAGTTTCTATTGAGGAACCCACCCCAGGCTACGTGCCCAGGATGAGTTTTTGACGTAACTTTCATACTTATTTACAGGAGATACGAGGTGCACAATCAAGACGGATAACTCTTATGGAGACAACATTTATGAATACTGTTGTTTCGAGTTATACCCGGTTGTGATTAATGAATTATATAAAC